GTTAAAGTTAAATTTACAACAAGTTCAGCCACTCAATCTGGTTATTATTTAGATGGCACAACAGCAGATAATTATACAACATTTACATTTACAAGATTAGGAGACACATAGAATGAACAGAGATTATTTACAAGACGCATTACAAACTTTTAATAGTGGTAATTGGTATGGTTGGAAAAAAGAAGATAGTGATGGAAACAAAATTCCTAACGACCAACGAATGGCTTATGCACATATAAAAATTATTAAAGATGGTGCAACAATACCAACTGAAGCAGAAGTAAATGCAAAGATACAAGAATTAAAAGACGCTGAACAAGAAATTAAAACTAAAAAAATTAATGACAAAGCGTCAGCAAATGCTAAACTCAAAGCTTTAGGTTTAACGGACGATGAAATAGAGGCATTGAAATAATATGGCAATAACAAGAATTATAACACCTGCAGTAACTGACGCAAATGTTACTCTTGCTAAACTTTCTGCAACTGGAACTAAAAACTCTACAACTTTCCTTAGAGGAGATAATACTTTTGCAGAAGCTGGTGGGGGTGCATGGAATTTATTGCAAACAGTAACAGCTTCTAGTTCTGCAACAGTACAATTAACTGGCATGGATAGTACATATAAAAATTATGCAGTTATATATACTTCAATGATACCTGCTACTGATGATACTAATCTTAACTTAAGAGTAATAACATCTGGTGGTGTTCAAAGTGGTGGTTCAGATTATCTTTATGCTGGATTTATTTATAGAAGTAATGGTTCAACTTCAGAAAGTGTAAGTGCTGGTGCTGCTCAAATAGCGGCAGGTGGTGGTAATTTTGGAAGTGGTACTGGAGAAAGTGGTAGAGGTACAATTTATATTTCCGACCCATCTAATACAAGTGTCTATACTGTTATAAATGGAATGTTCGCTCAAGTAGATAATGGTGGAGTTATGGGTAGAAGTGAAACAGCAGGAGCATATAAAGCAGTTACAGCAGTTACAGGTGTTGAATTTTTATTTGGTTCTGGTGCAGTAGCATCTGGTGTCTTTAAACTTTATGGAATTTCGTAGGAGGAAATTATGGCTTTATATAAAAATGTAAATGGAGAAAATATTTTAATGTCTGCTGAAGAAGAAACAGCACACATTTTAGATCAACAAAATATAACAAATGCTTATAATCTTGAAAAACAAGCTGAAGCAAACAAACAAATTAAAAAAGCATCTGGCAAACAAAAACTTTTAGATTTAGGATTAACTGAAGAAGAAGTTAAAGCACTAATAGGAGTATAGACCATGCTCTTCGGATTTGCTTCATTTGCCGAAAGACCGTTCTCAACGGTTGATGACGATAACAACGTAAACATTCAAGTAACCGGTAATACTTTATCTATTAGTATAGGTAGTGTAGGTATCACAGCTGATTCTATTGTAGAGATTCCTGATCCAAATAGATTAACTTTAGGAACAGGAACTATTACAATCACAGCCGATGCTAATCTTACTGTTACAGGTAATGCAACCTCATTAAGTATAGGAACCGTTACAGTTACAGCAGATGCTAATACTTCTGTTACTGGAAACACATTGACACTTTCAACAGGAACTGTTACAGTAACAGGAACAGCGTTAGTAAATCCAACGGGATCACAATTAACATTATCTACAGAGGACCCTAACGTTATAACATGGAACGATATTATACCTGGAGCTACTATGGTTTGGACACCAGTAGACCCAAGTTAAGGAAATTATGGCATCAAGTTATTCAAGCGATTTAAAATTAGAAATTATTACAACTGGTGAAAAAGCTGGTCTTTGGGGAACAGTTACTAATAGTAATTTAGAAATTTTACAACAAGCTGCATCGGGTTATATTGTTGTGGATATGGCAGGAGCTGACGTTACATTAGCGTTAACAGATGGCGCAGTATCTAATGGTAAAAATTTATATTTTAAATTAACAGGAACACTAGCAGCTAATAGAACTTTAACTATGCCTGCAGGTTCTGAAAGAATTTTTATTATTGAAGACGCAACAAATAGAAATACAACAAAAACTTTAAGTGTTAAAACAGCTAGTGGAACAGCTTTAGCAGTTCCAATCGGAGCTGTAATGCTAGTTAAATCAGATGGTACAAACACAACTAAAGCTATTACTGAAAAAGGTTATTTTACAATTACATCATCTGCAATCACAGCTTATACTGCAGTAGCAGGAGACCAACTTTTAATAGACACAACTCAAACAACAGTAACTATTACTTTACCAGCAGCTCCAGCTATTGGTGATGAAATTGTTATAATAGATGCAAGAGGAACTTTTGGCTCTAACAATTTGACAATAAACAGAAACGGTAAACCTATTAATACGGGTACTAATAATTTGGTACTATCTACTAATAGTCAAGCTATTACTTTGGTTTTTGTAGACTCTACAAGAGGCTGGGCGTATAAAACGAACACAGCATAGGAGCACGGATCATGGCTCTTACTTCCATTAAATTTTTACCCGGTGTAAACAAACAAGATACAGCTGTTGGTGCAGTTGGACGTTGGGTAGATTCAGACAACACAAGATTTAGATATGGACTTCCAGAAAAAGTAGGAGGTTGGGCTTCACTTACTTTAGACACGATTGTGGGAGTTTCTAGAAAAATGCATTCATTTGTTGATTTAGAAGGTAACCGTTACGTTGCAATCGGCACTGATAAATTTTTACTTATATATTTTGAAGGACAGTTATTTGATGTTACCCCTGTAAAACCAGGTTTAGCTTCTTCTACTATTGCTACTGTTAACGCTTCTCCAATCTGTACTATAACTACAGCAAGCGCACATTTATTATCTCCAGGAGATATTGTTTTATTTGCTAGTGTTACTTTACCCGGTGGTACAGGATATAATGCAAATGTTTTTGACGATAAATTATTTCAAGTAACTTCAGTTACAAGCACTACAACTTTTACCATTACACAAACTGCTAATGCCACAGGTACCGTATCTACAGGAGGAAGTATTTCTGTTATACCTTATGAAACAGTAGGTCCGGCAGCGCAAACTTATGGTTATGGTTTTGGTGTTGGTCAATTTGGAGGAACAGTTTCGGGTTCTGCAACTACAACTTTAAATGGTGCTGTTGCAGATAGTGATACAACAATAGTATTAACAAGTGCGAGTACTTTTCCTACGGCAGGAACTGTTTTAATAGGTAATTTTTCGTCAGGTAATTATGCAACAACTTCTGAACTAGTTACTTACACGGGTAAAGGTGGAGCAGGAAATAATAGTTTAACCGGATGTACTAGATCACAATTAGGAACAACGGCTTCTGGTTCAACGGCAACAGGGACTACAGTTACAAATGCAACAGATTGGACAGGTTGGGGTTCAGCGGTTGAAGCATCCACAATAACTTTAGAGCCAGGTCTTTGGTCTTTAAGTAACTTTGGTCAAGTCTTAGTTGCAACTATTGCTAATGGTAAAACATTTACATGGAATCCAGGTAGTGCTGCAAAATTTACTACTAGAGCATCGACAGGTACTTCAGGTTTCTCAACTGCAAGCAATCCTACAGCAACTCGTATTACTTTAATTTCTCCTACAACTAGACACTTAATTCATTTTGGTACAGAGACTGATATAGGAGATACTACAACTCAAGATGATATGTTTGTAAGATTTTCTGATCAAGAAGATATTAATTTTTATACAATCAAAGCAACTAACAGTGCTGGCTCACAAAGACTACAAGATGGTACTAAAATTGTAGGAAGTATTGTTGCTAAAGAAAATATTTTAGTTTGGACAGACAACGCATTATATACAATGAAATTTGTAGGGGCACCTTTTACATTTGGATTTGAGCAAGTTGGTACTAACTGTGGATTGATTGGTAAGAACGCAGCTATTGAAATAGATGGTGTTGCTTATTGGATGTCTAACAATGGTTTCTTTTCTTTTGATGGTACAGTTAATTCGTTAGCTTGTTCTGTTGAAGACTATGTATTTGGTGATGCTGATACTACTAAAGGTCAACAAATTTGTGCAGGGATAAACAATTTATATACAGAAGTTGTTTGGTATTATCCCACTGCAAATCAAAATTTTAATAATAGATATGTTGTATTTAATTATGGTGAGTCTCAAAGAGTTCCAATGGGTAATTGGTACACAGGAGTTAACACTAATTCAATTAGAACAGCTTGGATTGATTCTTTAATTTATCCAAAACCTTATGCTTCTAGTTATAAATCTTTAAATAATGGTACGTTTCCTGCAATAATAGGACAAGATGGTTTAGGACAAACTACATTATTTGAACACGAAGTAGGAACCGATCAAATTAACCCGGATGGTTCAACTACAACTTTAACTTCAACTTTACAATCTTATGATATTGCTTTACAACAAGAACAACCAGAAACATTTTTAGCCATGAGAAGATTTGTACCAGATTTTAAAACATTGACAGGTAATGCAAACGTTACAATAGGTTTAAAAGATTACCCTTCTGCAAGTCTTGAAGAGAGTACACTAAGTCCTTTTACAATTACATCTTCTACAACTAAAGAAGACACTAGAGCAAGAGGAAGGTATGCAAGTTTAAAAATAGAAAATACTGGAGCTGGAGAAAAATGGAGATTCGGAACATTCTTAATTGATTTACAACCGGATGGTAAAAGATAATGACAAGAGTTGTAGTAAGATTACCTGAACCTAAAAAAGAATATAGTGAGGATAACCAAAGACAAATAAATAGATCATTAACTTCTATTGTTGAACAATTAAACTCTACATTTTTGACACAATTAAAAGAAGATGCTGAACGATACACTTGGTTTGGATTAGGATAACATGGCAAATATATATTTAAATTCTAAAAAAGATTTAACAGCTACCACAGCTACAACTTTGTATACTGTACCTTCAAATTCTAGAGCTATTGTAAAAGCTATTCTAGTTAGTAGTGATAATGGTAGTGCTACTACTATTACTGTAGATTTGTTTGATGGTGATCCGGCAGCAAGTGCTGCTAAATTTACTTTATTTAATGTAGAAGCAATTGCAGCTAATGAAAGTAAACAATTATTAACAGAACCCTTGATTATGTTAGAAGGAGAAGTATTACAAGTAACCGCTGCAGATGCAAATAGATTGTTTGCAGTAGCATCAATATTAGAAATAAACAGAGAGGATAGATAATGTCATTTATAGAAACAGAAGCATCAATTAGATATGAAATAATTAATGGTCAAAGCATACCAATTATTACACCTAAATGTGAGGTAACTCTAACTAATACACAAACAGGGCAAGAGTATATGTCTGATGCAGAAGCATTAGCTGACGTACAGAATGTTAATACTGACACTGAAGCTGAACATATACGTAGAGATGTTAATATTACAGTAGAAGAAATTAACCTAGGTGCAGGTTCGGAGTTGTAAATTAAACAAAAATAAGGTATTTTAAAGAACATGGCAATTACAGATATTATAGAAGAAACAGAACTAACGGCTGGTGCTCCAAGCATCAAGTACGAAGGAGATATGAACCCGGACCAAGGATCAGGGATCATGCAAATGGCTTCTATGGAGTCAGGCCAAGAAGGAACTTTAGAAGAAATTTACTTTGAGTTAATAGCTGATGGCATGGATCCTGAAGCAGCTTCAATCAAAGCAAGAGAAATTTATAATAGCATGAGCTCTCAACCTCAAGACATGATGCAAGAACCACGGACCATGGCTGCTGACGGCGGAGTTATGCAATTAGTTAAACCAAGTAAAGACGGTAAACGTCCTGGTTATCGTGGTGATGATGCAGCTAAATCAGAAAGATCTTATAGTGGGACAGCCAATGAGTCAAACACAAGATCAGATCCAGGTAATGCTCCAAGTGGAGATGGAGCAGCAAGTAATGATGGGGGTGTAGATAGAAGACAAACTTATAATGTTGATAAAGTAAATGTTAGAACA